ACTCGAAGGTGTGACGCTCAAGAACGCGAATGCACACCACGCATTGCCCGAATGGTCGGTCACGTTTCCTTTCGAGACTCCCCTTCCTGTTATTCTCGCTGCTGCTGTCGCCTCTGTTACCCGCATGGCCGACGACGTCACCACCCCCGGCACCGCCAACAAATACCTCCCCGACCTCCTCGCCGCATGAACGACCAACTCGAACTTTTCACCCCTCAAGCATTGCCCGGCTCTAGCCCGCTCTATCCCGTGGGCACCGCCGTTGTGTGGCAGTTGGCTCCCGGCTACCCACCCCAGCAAGGCATCGTCACCGACGCCAGCACTTAGCTTTACAGAAATGAAAACTTCACTCACCTTCCTCTGCTTACTTCTTGCTGCTTGCCTGCCAGTAGAAGCACCCACTGCTTGCAATCACACTTATTCCACATGGTCAACCCCAGTCATAACCGACAACTGGTATACCGGCCCTGTTGCAACTCAATGCCGCACTTGCACACTCTGCGGTGAAGCTCAATCCCGTCGCGTCCCATGACCCGCACATTCCTCGTCGCCCTTGACCTCGAACCCATGTCTGACATCGACTCCATCGCTGCTGACATGCTCGATTCCCTCGCTCAAGACGGATTCCAAGTAACCTCCTCCGTTGCCTAGCCGTTGAAAACTTGGCGTTCCCGTTCATTTGCCGTTCAAAATTACGCGCTTTGCGTTCATTGCGCCGCTTTGCTCAACAGCCTTGACGCCTTCACAAACTTTGCCGCCTTGCCTCGCCGAGCAAAACCGATCCACGGCAGGTCAAACGGCAGCCATCGAGCCGCGACGCTCAAATCCCCGGCCAGAACCCAAATAAACCAGCAATCCGCCGTTGCGGCTGGTTCCACCTCGAACGGATTGTTGAGCCGTTCAGGCGTCCAATCGCGCCGCACAAGTCGAGCCATTGCAAACACTTCGGGCGTCGTCACGACGTAGCCATGCCGGAAATGCGCTTCAAGATCGGCCTGAAAGTCCATCCACGGATGCTCAGCGTAGAGCTTCAAGACGTGATCGAAGGGCGTCATCGTCCAACAAAGCTGAACTTTGCCACGGCAGCGCGGCGTTTTAATCGCGGCTCGTCTCCGGCCTCGATATTCGAGTTGATGAAACCCTGTTCGTCAGCGGCCCCGAAGGTAATCATCGCATCTGCGCCGTGTGAGTTGATGTCGTGCAAGGGCAGGGGTCGAATGGCCCCGCTTGCCGCTTTTGGCTGCGTCCGGTAGTTGCTCAGGCATCCGACGCCTGACGGCAGCTTGTCGCCGTATTCGTCGGTTTGCGGCGTCTCGCAGGCCAGATCAAACCACATGCGCGGCAGCCGGTCACGCACAGCATTGATGCCGTCCCATTTGTCGCCGGCAATCGGAACGGTGATGATCTTGTGATTCGGAACGCCAGCGTCCACAAGCTGTTGGCGGTAGGTCTTCGAATATCCCCTGTCCCGATAGTCCACGTCATGCGGGAAGAAATGCTTGGCGATGCTTCGCCCCGTCTCTTGCTCCATTTGCGTGATCCATTCGGCAGCCATGACGGCCCCTTGGCCGGTCGTGAACCGGAACCGATGCCACAGGATGTCACGGAACACCTGCTGGCCCAGCCAGCACGAAAGGCCGTCGTTGCCGATGTCCCAAAAGGTCCAGAGCGGATACTTGACCTCGATGGTCAGCGGTCGGATGCGGCCAGCGCCCTTGAGCGTCACCATGCCAGGGAAGATTTGCCCCGCAATGACGGTGCGAATTGCCTCCTCGGCGACGGTCGGAAACTGCGTCCAAACGTCATCCTTTTGCTCTTGGCGCTTTTTCTCATACCATGCCCAGCGCGAGGCCGAGAGGCTGATTCCATGCTTTGCCTGCATCTCTGCCGCGTATTTCAGCACCTCGTCAGACTGCGGGACATGGCCGGGCAGGTCGTAGGACGGATGCCCATACCACGGGAAGAAGTGAAGCCGCCAGTCCATGCGAGACAGTGGCTTGCCTACCATCGAAAGCGCGAGGTCGAACAGATCACGGGCTGGCGTGCCTTCTCCGCCCTCCATTGTCGTTTCTACATCGATGATGCCGTTTGCCCCGATGGCGTTTAGGGTGCCTCGTTTGACCTTCCGGGCGCGATCCGGCGCATGGGCAGACTGCGGCCCTGCTTCCGACCAGTGAATGCGGCGAGGCGTTCCGCCCATGAACGAGGTCGAGGCCTCCATGCAGGAGCCGTTTGACCATTCGAGCCGTTCCGTCGTGTCTTTGACCATTTTCAAGCCCTTGTGAATCTGTGCCCAAATGTGAGCAATGACAGGATTCGGATGCCGTGGCCCCTCTTTCCACGCCCGGCGGGCAATGTCGAGCTTCTTCAAGGCGTCGTCCTCGCGGTAGTCCACAATAGCGCAATGGGTATTCGGGACCGTCAGGGCCTCGTCTAGGTTGTCGAGCACGATCAGCGTTGACATGCCCAGCTTGCGAGCCTTCGGAACGAAATTGCGGTGGTGGCGCTCGCGCAGGAATTGCTCTTGCTCGGCACGCATCACGAACGGGATTAGCCCGCCGTCCTCGTCGTCCTCGGGCAGAATCTGCATGAGGTTGTTGAGCCGCCATCGCTTGTCGCCCAGGCACGCGGCCATTTGCTCGGCTGTGACGGTGGTGGTCATTGTGGATCGTTATGCCTTTGGTTTGAAAATGCTCGCCACCACTGCCGCGAGGTCTGGCAGGGCATCCGCGACGGCTTTGTTGCCGACCGCCTGCGCCCCATCGGTCGCAAGGTCGTTGTCGATCTTGATGGCGTCGAGCTTGGATGGCATCTTGAATTTCAACCGCTCGCGAGGCGGTTCTTCGACTTCATTCCCTTCGTCGGCTTGGCCTCGCTTGAGTTTGCCGCGTGCACCTCCGCCGATGACATCAAAGCTGAACTCTTGGCACAAGTCGGAGTTTTCATCTACCTCACCAATGGGCGTCCGCACGATCTTCGCCAGAAACGCCCGCTTTTCCTCGACGGTCAGGAAGTCTTTTTCAGCCGCTCGCTTTGCTGCCTCTTCTCTAAACTCCATAATCCTGAGATTGATCTGAGAATCGCGAGCCAATTTTGGGCCGGTCGTTTCGGCTGTGGCCTCAGAGCAGTTCGGCCATCCAGTCCGGTAGGCCTCCGCTGCCGACATGCCATGAATGCCGACGTTTCGGGCAAAGGCTTCGTGCTTTAGATTCTTCAATGCAGGCATGCTTGTATGAGGTTGAATGCAGGTCGTAAAGTCAACTCGAACCGTGGCGCTGCTCCGAACGCTGCGCGTCGGAGAGCTGGGTGTTCTCCGCCTCCCGTGCACGACGCTGTGAGGCGTGCCATGCGTCCAGAGTCGCCATCCATTGCGGCGACACCTTGCGCATAAGCCACTCGTCTTTGCTCATTCCTTCGGCGGCGGCTGTATCGACGATTTGCTCCGCGATGTCTGTCCGAATGCGGAAGGTTATTTTCGTCATCTCCACGCCTTCGTTGGGGCGGATGTATTTGGCTTTTCGCCCGCCTTGCAAGCCTCGCGGCTTAGGCTTAGATTTTTTGGTCGCTTTGCGGCTCATGATCTTCTCCGGTTGTGATGGGAGCGCGGGCTATTTGTTGACTTTGGGGCAAACAGTGTGACTTTTCACCAAGCCAGCGCGGCCCCGTTAAAGCATTGTTGTTTGTTGAGTTTTTACTCCGCAGCTTCATTTTTCCGCGCTGGCTTTTTTGATAACCAGCATATTATTTTCGACTGCACTTCCCTTTGGGAGAGGTGGCATTTTATCAGCTTTGAGATGAGCGGCTTTTTCGACATCGTTTGTCCATGCTTCGTCCAATGCCATGTCTTGCGGATCGCGACCTGACAGCCAGCGGTTATATGCTTTTTTGCTCCAGTATTTTTTCATAAAAAGATGATTTGAAGTTTGCCGATCAAATGCCAATGCGGGCGGCGCGATCAGACCGCTCTTCGCGGCGATCCCAGGCAGCTTGCATGCGTGCTTGGACATCCGGCCGGGACAAGCTGCGGTAGGATTTTGGAGCGCCCGTGTAGCGACCATAAGAGCTTTTGGCTCCGGTGACGATTTTCTGGGCTTGAGCGGCTTTGTCGGCCGTGATCATCCAGCATTTTTTCTCAGCGTCCCATTTTGCGCCGAGCGCTTTGAGTTGATCTTTGACGGGATAGGTATTGCCAGTGATTGCGTGCATGATGTGTCTCCGGTTTGGTTCTTGTGTTGCGTCAGGTGATGCTGACAACCGGAGTATCGGGCAGCATTTGATTATTGCAAGCAAAAATCTAAAATTCTTTTTCGGCGGTCAAAACGGCGGAGAACAACGCGCTGCTGCTCAACTCGCTCCGCTCGTGGCAGAGCTTAGCCGTTCTGGCCCTTGCGTGGTCGGGCCTTTTTCGGACTGCGGAGGCGTGAGAGAATCCATTCCTGCGTCCACGCGGGAGGGCTGCGGCGATCTGCCAGCCAGTCTTCCACGGTGCGGACGCTGAGCAATGGCGACACAGCAGTGGCGGCCTGCCTTGCGGTCAGGTCGCCTTTGGCGGCTTGGAGTAGAGCGGCAAAAGTCATACGGCGCTTTTCCATTCTGTTGTTGGCGTCGAATCACCTTCGTAGGTGGTGATTTTCACATGCCCCATGCGTGCCCCTTTTGCGTTTTTGACATCATACTGGAAAATGATGTCCGTGCTTTCACCGCCAACGACCTTCATTCGATGCGGGCCATTCGATAAAGCGAATGGCAGTTCGTCCGCGAAATAACCCTTGGCGTTTTGATTCCAATTTTTGATATACCGCAAAGCCGCCGACTCGGCGCTGGCGATGGTCTCTTTTGTGATTTCCGGCAGGATTTTGATGTATAGTTGCATGATGTTAGTTTGGTTGTGCCAGCCTCATTGCTGGCATTGCCATCATACGGCATTGCCGTATAGTTGCAAACGGAAAAGTGAAATTATTTTTGGCAGTCAAAACGGGCCAGAACCAGACGCTGGTGCCAAGCTCGTTCCTCGCTGGCACAGCTCCGCGTTCAGCAGACGAAATCGCATCAGGTATTTGTTGAGCCACTCGCCCCTTTTCATCTTCGCGGAGAACCATTCGTCCATGTCCTCTTGACTCAGGAACCCTTCGCATTCCCACAGTGGCTTTTCATTCTCAATCCCGCACTCGTAGCGCATCGTTCCATCGGCTTTTCGCTCGATGACGATTGGCCAGCAGCCAAGAACCGTCACCGGAGCCACGTCCATTTGTGGCGAGCGGTATGCCGCACCGCTCCAGTTGTAGAGCATGATTGGCTTTCCAACAGGCCACGGATTGTCGCGGATTGTGGTGAATTTCTGGCCTTCACGGACAGGGGTTGAGAATCGGATATTGAGCGGGCGTTTGATCATAATTCGGAAGATGCTGAACAAGTTGGTGGATGGAACGGCGAGGAAGTCTATTGGCGAGGCGGCGCGGGTTCGCGCCGTCCATCACCATCGGCGGTATGCGCAAAGGTCCATGCTCGTTTTCTGCCGAGCCGGTGATTCATAATTTTGCTCGATCTTGTGTGACTGCCGATTGGTGCCCACAGACCGATGGCCCGACGTGTCCATGGCTTGATCACCACGAGTCGGATCAGCGTCGTTCGTGGTTCGGGCGCATACCCAGCCGCAGCAGCGCAACCTGCGGTCGCGGCGGTGCTTTGGTCGTGTTTTTCGGTGCTCATATTTCGCTCCCTTGGTTGCTGTGCTTATCGTTCTCTGCATGCCTCATGCACCGCAGACACTTCCTCACGCAACCGTCATGCGGCAGCCACGCCATGCCGGGAACGATCTTGGCCCCGTTGTCGGCGTTCGAGCATGCCGGGATTCCGTTCACGATAAAGTGCGCGGAATCGTGGTGCAACGATTGCATCCACTGGCCGGGATTGGTTGCATGATCGGTTGCATGCTTGTTGTGCTTTGCTTCTGTCGTGATGTGCGTTCGGATATTTCCGACAGGCATGGCTACCATGCAGGCGGCAAGTTGCCTTTCTGCCGCGTCCAGTTTTTGAACGAGTGGTAAATGCGTAATCGCTTTGTCTTCCAGTTTTTCGCGCATTGCCTGAATCTCTTTGGCCGGGTCAGCCATTCCAGCGCAGGCGTTCATGCAGGCAATGGCGCGGTCACGCAATGACCACTCCAAATTGGTCAGTTGTCCGTTTCGGTCGCGAACAGCATTTCCAAAAGCGGCTCTAAAAGGCTCGCCGTAGTCGGGTGGTGGTGGTATTGTGTCGCTCATGGCTTTTCCTCCTTGGCTTGTTTGTGCTTTGCCCATCGAGCCTTTACGGCCTCGCGGGTGATGTTGGATCGTTCAGCTACAGAAACGCCTTTCCATCGAGCTTTGCCGCCCAGGCTCGCGAGCGTCTTGACCTCGAAGGCCGTGTTGCATTTGGGGCAGATTGCTTTCATTTCTCGCAGGCCTCCCATGCGTTTGCGTCCCATTTGCCGGTCATGGGAATGGAGCGGTTGATGAGCCATTCTTCTTGTTGCAACTCATGGAACGAATAAGTGTTTCGATTGGTGTCGAGTTGAACCGTTGAGGCATAAACACCAAGGACGCCATGCCATGTTCCGGGCATGCGATCCTTTACGCAAAACACACTCCCGGGCGGCACATCCTCCGGCCCAAGCGGCACCTTCGGCTTCTTCTCGCGCCATTTGAGGACGCGGTAGGCGATGATGTCATTATTCCAACCACGGTTAAGCCAGTCAAAAGCGGATGGTTTTACTCCATTTCCCGTTGTCCCATTTCTATATTGTCGTTCCCACTCCTCCACCTCCTCGTCCTTTAACGGGCAAGGTCCGCCGTGCCACTCGATCCACGGGATTTCGTCGGGTTTCTCGGCGTCGGCGTAGCGCCAGCCGATGATCTTCACTTCGTCTGGAGACTCGCCTTCCCAATCCCAAAACTCAGGCATTGCCGGATCGAGGTTTGGCGATCCATCGTTGAGCAAGACTTGCACTATCCGCTTTTCCGCACAAGGACAAGGATCACCTGCGCGGTGCCATGTCCATTCGTGGCCGGAGTGAGTGAAGAGAAGGGGGCGTGTGGTGCGAATAAAGTGCTCCTCACAATCTTCGCTGTCGGCTAGATACCCGATCAGCCCACTCGCTGCCTCCCATTCCGCGTAGTGATGCACGCGAGAAAACACCTCATCCCCACGCTTTACGCTTTCACCTTTCACCAGCGGCCTCGTTCCCGGTGGCAGCATCTCAGCAGTCCATCCATCTTCCCTGTGCCACTTCATTCCGGGAGGTGGCGTGGGAAGGGTGAAGGGCGGCAGTTCGATTCGTTCAATCGGCACAATCGCGCCGTGGTTTGTTCGTGTGTTCATAGTGTGTGGTGTCGCTTTGTAGTTGTTGTTATTTGTAAAAGCAGTTCTTGAAACTTGGGTGGCGTGTGGATGCGCGGTGTGCTGTCAGTGCCGCCCCCACGCGCACCAACCTCGCCTAGTCGCTTGGCACGTTTTAACCCCATTCGAGCGACGACAGCCGGATCAAGGCGGGCTTCCGTATGGCCCCATCGCAGTTCCGGTAAATCAACCCCGTATGCGTAAAGCATTGTCGGCTTGCGGGCGTAGTGACCATATTGCCCTTGTTCGACGCAGCATGTCCAGCCGCCAAGCATATCCGCCGCGATCCAGCCGCCAGAGCGCGGAGGGCGATTCAGTCCAAAATGCGGCCAAGCATGCGATCCCCACGGATGTTCCAGCACGCCGCCCCATTTCCTCACAGCCGCCAGCGCAGCCGCAAAGCATCCGCCGTCGTCGCCTTTCTTTTTGCGAATACCCGTAAGCTTTACGGTCAATGGTTGCCCAAACCACATCTTGCCCCAACGCTGGCAAGGCGGATGCGCAACCACTGGATGTGGTCCCGCGTATTGGCGGGCGTCCCGAGACTCGGGCCAAGGATCAACGTGCGGCAATCCAAAATACGCGCCGCCTTCTTCGACAAAAAGAGCCGCAATTCTGTGGTGCTCCAAAGTTTCGGTTTGCATGTTCATGCTTCTACAAGCCCGCTCGTATTAGTCAACGGCTTTTGTTGTTGCGCTCGTCTGGCCTCTGCGCGTTCGCGTGCCAGTCGGGCCGTCCCTTGCCGGGTTTTTTCCCGCACCCGCAGGAGCAAAGATAACCGCCCTCGGGATCGAGGATGCGCTTGGCTGATTCTCGTCGTTTGGTGCTCATGGGATGCAGGCTCTACAATCAAGCAAAAGCCCCGTTCCGGCGTTCACGATCACGCGACCACGGCCAAGGCATCGAGCGCACGTCTTACTTGGCAAAACGTCGATGCCATTCGAGCAGGAAGGCGTTGGTGGACTCACCTTCGCCGGAAGCGAATCGGCAACGGCACTTATCACCTTCGGCGCACTCGACAAAGAGACAGCCAGGCTCGTAGTCGAGACGTGGCCGTTTGCCCCATTGGCAGACGGCGCGGGCGTTGAATTGATCGCGTGTTCGTTCATAGTCGGTCATGGGTGCATAAGTTTCCAAGATTCATCCCTTGT